TTAATACTAGGATATTTTTGCCTTGTGCTTTGTTTATCTACAAATACAAAGGAACCATCTTCAACTGCTTGAATAGTTGCAACTTTATTGTTAGTAGAATCTTCTACAATCCAAAATTTATTTTTTAGAATTGTTTTAGCTAATAGTTGTTCACTCATGTTTTAGTCTCGCAAAAGTAATTTCATGATCATACACTGTGGCTACTGGCTTAAGCCAGCCATTTTGTAGGCATTCCGTAATGACTCTCTTATAACTATGAGGGCATCGGGTATCTATTTCGAATCCTGCTCGGGGGGAAACAACGAATTGATCCTTTAACAAAAAATCTGGATCATTGGGTTTTAGTGTAACTAAACTTGTTTTATTGACTTTATACTTCATCTGGATATCCTGCACTTAGAAATTCACTGTATCCACTTACTTGTTCTGAAATTTTAACTAGATCGTATTTACCACAAAATTTCAAAAACTTTGCACCCACCATGGGTAAACTTTTTGTTCTTGAATTTTCCTTAATACAAGATATAATTTTTTCTTTTATTTCGTCTGGTTGAGCAGTTAGATCAATAAGAGTTCTATTACGCTCATAGTCATCTAATACTCTATGCTCTACACCATTATGATCTGTCCATCGTTGCAGCATTATATTATTCCATGCAAACCCTTTTTTGCCACTGTCACTATAAGCTTCTAATAGTCCTACTTTATTTTTAGTTCCTTTAGTTCTTACACCAGGATAGGCACTAAAAACATTATCTGTAGGATCACCACGCATACATTTTTCAAACAAAATCCACTTTGGGTCAGGAATAGTTTTAGGCTCTTTAGTTTTCTTATCAATTACAAGCTTGCCTTTTCTATCGAAAATTCCCTCAATAGTATACAATTCGTCTGCAACACCATTATATTGCTTTACATTGTTGTTTAACAATTGATGAAAGTCACTGTCACTACTGATAATAATATGCTGGTCTGTTGGATGTGATTGAATCCAACCTGCAATTAAATCATCTGCTTCTAGTTGAGGATGTTGTAATACTGTACAATTGGAACTGTCTGTTAAAAACTTTTTAAGGTCGTCAAATGTTTGCCAAAACATCTGATCTTCCTCTTGTTCTGATTCAGTTAAGGCAGCACGAGCTACTGCTCTGTTGGCTTTATATTGGGCATAAAAATCTTTACGCCAACTTCTACCCTCTAAGCAGAAAATTACATGTTCAGCTTTGTGCTCACGCCATGCTTTATTTACACTACTTAAAGTAACATGAACAGCAAAACCTAGTTTTGTCCATAAGTCACTTTGTCGGTGAGATGAATGTCGTGCTCTAAAAAAAGTATTTGCGGTGTCAATAATGATGTATTTCATAGTACAATAATAGTAGCATATTATACTATATAAGTCAACTTACTTCTGTTCTACCATCTCCAATATCTTTACGCTGGACTCCAGAAACTGGTCTTGGGCTATTAGCTTCATACTGTTCGTAAGTTTCCATAACAACATTTCTACAAATATCAGTAAACCATTGGTCTACGATTTCTTCTTCACTAGTGCCTTTATATCCAGCATTTAATAGTTTTGCTATGAAAATTTCGTTCCAATCTAGTTCAAAAGCACCTATACCAATATTATCTGGACTTAGTTCCATTGCTAGCACACTGATATATGGTTGTCCTTTTTTTGTTGCTAGTTCTTTAGCAGTTGGTTTAGGTTTTGGTTGTTTAGGCTGTCGTTTAGGTTTAGGGGGGGTTGAAGGTACAGGATCTGGTTCCTGTGGTTTATCTTTTTTAATTCGATTTTTAAATAAATTGAACATAAAAGTATTTATAAGTTATTAGTATGGATATTTTTAATTAAGTCGACCATGCATTCTTAAAGAGAGGAACCTGCAGCCTATCACTATATCTAAAGCCATGTTTCATAGCCAATAGTGCAACATTTTTATTATATAACTCATAAACACTTTCTACGCCACCTACAGGCATAAGATAAACTGGGCCAGTAAATCCTGCATCACGATAAGCATTCACTGCTTCTAAAATTTCCTCAGTATCTTGCTCTCCAGCTACAACAAATTTCAAATAAGTATATCCCAATAGATTGTAATCACATACTATATCAGGTTTAATTGCATCAGACCATTTTTCTCCACTCACACTAAGTTTAGGACTTACACTAAAAGTAATTTCTTTAACTAATGTATCTTCCATAAGATAGTGAAAAAATTCTCCAGTAAGCTCTTGAGTGCCATTTGTTTCAAAGGTAAGTTCTTGTAAACTTTGCATAAGTGGATGTTCTAACAGTTCTGGATATGCTCTTTGCCATCCTAATAGTGGTTCTCCACCAGTAATTACTAAATGCTCATCTTGCCATGTTTTTTGCGGCAATAAATCCACAATACTTTTAGCTAATTGATCTGCAGTATCTTTCATTACAAATTTTTTAAATTCAGGATATACTGAACTATAACTATCACATCCTGTTTTGACTAATGGCAAGTCTTTAAAATCATTATAATTGTCTATATTACGAATAATTTCAACCACTTCTGGATTGTGTGTAATTTCCTCTCCAAGAATATGTTCCTGATATCTATTAAAATTTTTGCATCTAAAATTGCAGCCAAACATACGAAGGAATACACTAGGTACTCCCATGTAACGGCCTTCTCCCTGAATGGAATAGAATTTTTCTGTGTAATGAAATTTACTCATTTATTGTCCTTAAATTAATTAATGTATGATTTAGTATAAAAACCCTATTACATATACAAGGCTTAAAATAGCATTTCCTGTCCATAAACTAGGTTGTCGCCACATAATACCTACCAAGGTCCATGTAATACTGCCAGTTAAGAAAAGATATTTATTAAGTGGTGTATAGTCAAAACTTGTAGCAAAAGCACCCAATAAAATTAAAAAATTACTGGACCACTTTAGGATCCATTCTATAATGTTCATTCTTTTCGTAGATCTTTATTTATTATAACTGCTTGTTCCAACAAAGTCAATTTTATTCCCAACTTGTTGGCAAATTGTAACCAAGCACTTGTATCTTTAGGAAAACAATGACCACCGAATCCATATAAACCATCTGGTCCTGGAACTTTGCAGTGACTTAGTCCAACTCTTGGGTCTTTTTGTAATAATCCAACAACATTATTCCAATTTAAATTACATCTTTCTGCAAGAAGAGCCATTTCGTTCATAAACACAACTTTTGTCGCAAGGAAAGAATTTTCTACATATTTTACAAAGGCTGCTTCTTTACAGCTAGAAATGTAACTTGATCTTAATTTTAATTGTCCTAACCTAGTTAGTTCCATTGCTTGAACTATAAATTCCTGACGCAATAAATCGCCACCAATAATGTTGTCTATCTCGTCTGCATAGTCATTAATGCTATTATTTGCAGTAAGAAACTCAGGAATGTGTACAAGGTTAGGAAATTTATTAGATAAAGTTTCGTATATATCTGGAGTTGCAGTGGTTTTAGATATAATTAATTTATTGTAATTAGTAAGCTGATCTAAAGTATTAATTAAAATAGATGCATCGCAAGAGCCATCTTCCGATGCTGGGCTGGGCACACAAATAAAAATAGCATCCGTACTAAAAAGATCATCAAAGTTATGAGTTGATTTTGTTTTGTCTATATCTACACATACTAAGTCATACTGTTTACTTTTATAAACATTCTTAACTGCATTTCCTACATATCCTAGTCCAATTATGCCTAATGATTTCATTTTAAGTAATTTCCTTTATTGGGTATAACATGTCTCACGCCGCCTCTCGGGTCATCACAATCCCCGTTACGACGAGGAATCATATGAACATGTGGATACATCACAGTTTGTCCTGCACTGTGACCTACATTTTGGCCCACATTAAATCCTTGCCATCTGTCTAGATCAATGCCATTATATCCCCATTTGTATGCTGCTTGGTAGCAACTCATCAAACATTCTGTATTTTGAAATACTGGGACAAATAATAAATGACCTTCTGTAACAGGGTAGGCATCTCTAAATACCCAAAATGTTTTAGATCTGAATTCTATCTCTGTCCAAGGTGCAATTTTAGCATCAAGTGCCTGTTCAATATCGGTCATTTATATATTTCTTTTAAATATCTTCTAAAAGATTTTCGTTCCACTCTCTATGTCCTTCTCTAAATGCCATATTGCTTTGAGTTTCTCGTACTTCGACTTTATAGCACCAAACTCTTTCAGATTCAACTTGGCCCAAATAGTCAGGAATAAAAACAGAATTAACAAATTTATATAACATATCAGCGATTCTTTCGCAACCCATACCAGGCAATACAGTTAAATCTAAAATACCATCTTTTTCAAGTTGCCTATATCGTTCTAGATCAGGATCATCATAAGCGATCAATGTTTTATGATCGAATTGATCTTTAAGAAGTTGTTTTAGTTCTTTTAGTCCACCGTAATCAATTACCCAGCCTCTTTTATCTAATTCATTTGCACCAAAGTAAAATTTTAAACTAAATGAATAGCCATGATTTTTATTACAATGTGTATCTGCCTTCCATTGTTTGTAGGCAACTGGAAATTCATCAATATATTCTTTTGTTGATGTAAATTTATAAACGATTGGTTGATATAGCATTCTTTATCCTTAGTTTTTTTTATCTTTACGATCCATAGTTTCTTTTATATTATGGCTTCTAACTCTTTCGTTGAATTTAAGCATAAACATACTAGCAGTGCCTATATCTTGTCCTAAAAAGTGTAATCTAGTTCCAAAAAGACCATTACTATGATGATGGCACCATTTGCTATTATATCTTACATAGTGTCTTACAATATTTCTACCTCTAGGGTCATAGTATGTATCTGTTTTTACTTCGCCACCGATTAATTTATACCATTCTATTATTTCTTCTGTTAGTAAATCTATATCTATCCAGATAGAGTATGTTACTGAGCATCCTGGTGGCAACGGTATCATTGTTTTCTTTCTAGTAAATATTGCTCCCATTGAATCCAAATATTATTTTTAAGAAATCCCCATTCGCGTTGGTGTGGTCCTGGCATAAACAATGTCCAGGCTGTTACCCCTTCTTTTAATTCAATACGATGATATGAAGTGGAAGAAGCGAATCTAAAATGACCAGGGCCACGCCAATGTTTTGTTTCCCCAATTTTTTCACCGTTGCTATTAAATTTAGGAGTCCATTCATAGTAGCCTCCTTTTAGTATTAATGTAGCATAGGGCCAAGGATGATCATGTAAATCATCTGGGTCTGATTTTAAAAATTTATGTAAAAATAAATTAAATGGAAAATTTTTTCTATCTTTTATAAACAGATAATAACGCTCTAGATAAGGTTCATCGTTAACCCTATCCATTACAATGCGTTTACGATCTAATTTCTCTAAAAGTTTAAGTAAAATCATTGTTTATATAGTTCCATTGCAACAATTCTACCTATTTCTTCTGCATAGTCTTTGTTGTCGGTAATAATATAAAGTGACACATCATTTCTATCTTTGGGTCTATTATATCTACTAAATGATAACAAAATACCACCTTGAGCAGGTGTTACTCTAAAGTTCATGGAATGTCCTGTTTGGACATCGTTATCAGCTGTAGAAGTTATTGATAGCTCTGCTAATTGTTTATTAGATTGGTTGTTACGATTAAACAGTTTGGAAAAAATATTCATTAATTATGTCCTTTCATACTTAGGCAAATATCGTAAAATTCTTTTTTAAGAGGGGGATGTGTATCAAAAGCACCTAGCATAATAGCAGTTGTCATATCAGACTCATGTTCTCTAACACCGCGTTGTGTCATACAATGATGTTCTGCTTTTACGATTACAGCAATATGTTCTGTTTTAGCATATTGTCTCAATGCTTCTGCAATTTGTGTTGTCATTTCTTCCTGAATTTGAGGCCGTTCACAGATATGATGTACAATACGATTAAATTTGCTAAGGCCAATTACTTCATCTTGTGGAACAATACCAACCCAACATCTACCAACAATGTTTTGAAAGTGATGAGCACAAGTACTACGGATGCTAATAGGGCCAGTAGTGTATAGGCTTTTATAGCCAAGGTTAGGAAATGCAGTAACTTTTGGTACAGGTTTATAGCGGCCGCTGAAAGTTTCTTGAATGAACATCTTGGCCACTCTATGAGCAGTTTCTTGAGTATTGTGATCATGATCTGTATCAATAATTAAACTAGATAAAACTCCTTGGAATTTCGTTGCAACTTCATCTACAAGTTTATCTAATTCGCCTTCTTGAATATAGTCTGAAATATTATCATTTGCATGAAATCTTGCACCTGCTGTCTTGATTCGGTTTCTAATAGCATCACTGATATATGTGCCGTGTTCCAAAATTTACTCCTAATTTATATTATTTAGACAAAAAACAATTATACAACAAAATAATTATAAAAACAATTATTTCAATGATAAAATGTTATCAACCAATTTGTTTGCACTAAAAAAATGTTGTGTTAAAAATTGTGTTTGTTTATGTAGTTCTAATAATCTATTGTTATAGTCTTGCATGGTAATATTAATAAAGTGGCATAATTGATCTTTATTAACTTTATAACTATCCCATGATTCTGTCCAAACACTAGGATACTTAAACATATCAAAATACATTTCTTTATAGCTTAATCTATCAGGCACAATAGGAATAGCACCCAGTAATGCACCTTCGTAACAGCCTATACCTAAAGTCTCTTGCAAACTAGCACTAAAAACAATTTTGGCTTCAGACAGAATATTATGATATTGGTCTTTGGTCAAATTTTGATCTTGGCATACTATAAATTCGTATTGTGGTAAATTATCGGCAAGAGCTCTAAAAATATCTACTTGTTTTTCTGGAGCGATTCTATGGGGAAAAACAATTAAATCTCGTTTAGATGATTGTTTAAAATTATGCAATAGAGTAGGCATATATTCCATGGGCCATCCTGATCTAACAATTTTCGGCCATTCACCGTTTAAAATTTCTTCAAGATCTTCTTCAATCCAGGCGTTTTCTTGAAAACCATCATTGAGTAGATCGCGCACAAACATTTCAATATGAAATTTTGAGGCAAAATAATTGTAATCTATAGCGTGGAAGAAACTTTTCTCTGCATGTCTTACCCATGCTGCGTTTCCTATTAATCTACCTAAAAAGTCATGTTTATCGTAACTTCCAGCATGCCAAAGTGCATGAATCTTAACTGGAATGTTAAGTAGTTCGCTCATGTATTTTAAGTTTATGATGCCAGGATGCCAAGCATCAGTAAACAAAAAATGATCACCAGGCTTAATTGTTCCGGAGCAAAATAAACGACCCATTTGCTCAACCTGCTGAGATTTATAGATATTAGTGCCACCAAAGTTAAGAAAAGCGCCTGGAGTGGTTGCACTAGGAATATCCGTAGAGCCAGAAATAGTCTGTACATTTATACCGTTCCGTTGTAAAAGAATTGGCAGATGCCATTTCCATTGTGATGTGTATCTAGTCTCTACCGACTCGATATCTACTAGATATAGATTCATTGCTGTCTGGCCGCAATCCTACGCTCTTTGTCAAACTTTTTCCATTGGTCACTTTTATAAATATCACGCTCATCATATCTAAGCATATTGTTTTTACAAAACTCTAAATAAGCATCAAGCTCATCGAAAATTTCAGTGACTTCAGGTTTCATACCCAAAAAGCGTTTGTTATTCTTTTGTGCCATTATTCTTCCTTAAATAGAAATTAATTGAGGTTTATGTGTGTCGTACTTAATAAAACAACCATTTTCATCGTCTTCGCTTACTTCGATCCATACACTGCGACTTGGATAGCGATCAGCAATTTGCAAATATAAATCATCTGCAATCATTTCACAACTTTTGTAATCTAACGACAATACACTCGAGTTGCCAGAATACAATTGTTCAAGCCATCGCTTGAATTGAATAAATTCCAAGTCTCTATCATCGTGGAATACTGAAATCCAAACCCTAAAATGAAAAATGTGACGATGAGGATACGCAAGAAAACTGACATCATACTGGTCTCCCGTTGCTAATTTAGGATCAGTTTCAGCAGCTGGATATCTATGAATACCTTCTTTTTGAAAAGTTACCCAAATTTTTCTCTCAACTCGTTGCATAATCCTTGTTACTACTTCTCTCTGTTCCTGATTCATATTTATTCCTTTTTTAAACCCAACTTAAATAGCCTCTGCTATATTTTTTATGCCTATTTAAACCATCCTGAAATGCTTGTTGCCATTCTGTATCTCTATTATACCCTTTTGTCCAAAAACTGTCAACATTAATCTTACCAGTTTGTATCATATAAACCGCTTCCCACATACATTCAAAAAAACCATCTGTTCTTGGACTTGGAAATACAATAGTGCATGCTTTCCATAATAAGTTTTGAAAATCGGTAGTAATTTTCTTTTGTGTGCCTAAAATTAATAATCCTTGCGTGTTTAAGGCTCCCTCACTAAATGCAAAGTCACTATTGCCTAAGTCTATAATTACATCATAATTATGTTTAGGTTTTTTTTCTAAATTAGTTACTGACTTCCAAATTTCACTATTACTTGACCCTACAACATCAATTTTAAACTTCATGTTTAAATTTTTAATTGTGTGAAAGGCTACCCACGCTAAAAACCCTGTACCAATAATAAGTAAATTTTTATTTGTGCCACTTCGTTTAATAATATCGTTCAAAGGTTGTAAAACAAGATTTATACCACATGCTACTGGTTCTATAATATACCTAGGGTGAGCTTGCGGTACTAAAACATATTCATTTTCCCGCACAGTATAAAAGTCAGCATATGCTGGCTCGCCCCTTGTAGCAACATAATCACCTACTTTAACATCCTCAACATCTGATCCTACTTCAATGACTTGTCCTAAACCTTCATGGCCTTGCATATGCAGTGGTAACTGCCCAAATGAGCCAGTCATCATGTCAATGTCACTACGGCAAATACCTGTAAAAATTGCTTTTACTTTTATATCTGTATTAGTCAATATGGGACAAGTGTAAGAAGTTTCAAAAAACTTTCCCTGTCCTAAAGTTTGTAAAACTCGATTTATGCTATTTGTTTGTGTATCCATATGTCTTGCTCAAGTTGATTTTGCCAAAAAATATCGTTGTAAATGTTGGCATAAACGAATTTTAGCATATTTTTGTATGCAGATTCAGGACATAATCCAAGATCTATAAACTCATTGTCGAAATATAGCCCTATATCGGACCCAGACATACTACGCCAATCAGTAGTAATTGTTATATCTTTATTAAAAATATTGGTGTTAAGAGTTACATAATCATCTACATTGTATATCCCATCTACTTTTATATCCCCATAGTCGCTATCGGTTAGATCCTGCAATTGCCATTTTTGAGTTTTTATTTTATTATGCCAATTTGTTTGTTGATACTGTGGTTCAAATAATGTATAAAAACTTAGTAAATGAGGCAAAAGGTCTTTACTTACCCCACCATAACTTAATTGACTATTAGTAAACCAACTGCCGGGTTTAGGAACACGATTATTATTAATCCAGTGTAATTTAATATTTTTACTTTTATGGTATTTTGCAAATAGTAGTTTAGTATTATCTCTATATTGATTATTTTTTATCATCATAAAGCGTGTATTTGGAAATTCTCTAACTAAAGATTGCCATTCCTGCGCATCTTTAACTCCAGGTTTTTCTATTAATACAATTTTACTAACTTTTGCTACTTTTTTTGCAATTGAGTAATGTAAATAATTAGGTACTGAAACAATAGCAATATCTATAGAGTTAACATCTGTAATTGCTTGGTCTAAGTCTAAATAGTTTGGGTTTAGATCAGGATTTATATCTACTGTATAGCAAATATATTTTAAATCCTTACATACATTTTTATACAATTGGCCTATACCTAGGCCAACTACTAAACATTTAATTGCTGCCATCTAAATTTTGTTCAAGTTTATCAAGTTCTGTATCTATAGCTTCTGGAGGTAAATCTTCCTCGTCAAAACTAAAATGTTTACTAAAATAAGTTTTACTATTTACAGCATTTTGACTTAAAGTTCCTCGTGTGCCAACAATACACATCCAATATTTGTTATATTCTTCAATTATAGCTTCTGCACGCCCTCTATCGCTAGTAGCAAAAATATCATTTACCACATCTCTAAAAAAGTTATGCCTATTAGATCTAAATGATTTTTTTCCTGCAATAGTGGATATAAGCATTTCTGGAACTATGCCATTATCATATTGCCTATTAGCTTCTTGTACTGCATAAAGGTGTGACCAAACATTATGCCCCATTTGTAAAACATAACTAAAACTGTCCCAGCTGGTTTTGCCTTCTTTGCCTATTTTATTAAGATCGCCTGGTTTATATACACATACATCCTTAATTAATAAGCGTTTACTGATGGGACTTTCTAAAAATGTTTCAAATACTTTGTCATTAATAACAGCATCGCCAAAAAATCTATTATCCACAGAATATTTTTTATCATCTACACTTGTACGCATTCTATAGACCCATTTTTTACGATCAGGAAATTCTGATTCAGTATAGATTTGTCCGTTAGCGGTAGCTAAAAATGGGCTTGCACAATCAAAACTTATTGTAAAGTTTTCGTTATGATATTTACGAATAGCTCGTTGAATATCTGTCAATAACAATCCCCATTCAAGTTTACCTGTTCCAAGGAAGTGCATCCAATCATGTTTACCAGGTTCTAATAGTCCTTCAAATCTTAGTGCCACTAACCGCTTTAATGCTAGATGTACATCGCACATATTCTGCCCGCCCATTGCCCAACCATCAAATGGTTGTTCAAAGTGTTTAGGGTCACAATAATGTTTTACTTGATTATACCAACGGTCAGCTTCTTCATGTGTTTCTCCTTGTAATACATTTAGTAATTTGCAATTACCATTTCTATTACGCATGAAGTAATCATTATTAATTAATGTAGCTTGAATGGCTTCAGCTTCGCTAGTAATACCAGTGGCTTTTCTTGCTACTGCACTTCGTGCAGCCCAGCTAGGCACATCTAGAATCATACCTCGATCCATATATGCATCTAGCCATTCAATAACTTGTTTACGACGCTGGCCTGCTTTGGGACAGTTAGGATTTTTCCAATCGCCTTCCCAAACACCTTTACCAATTTGGAACCCGCCACTATCGCCTAAAATAAATGAATTTTGTCTATCACGATTGCGCACCATTTCGTCTCGATTAGGTGGTGCATTCACATCCAGTGCAGCATGTCCTGCACTATATAAACTCCATTTATAGTGAAAGTATCCATTGGTTTTATCAAACCAATTTAATCCATCAATGGATCCATTAAAATGAACGGGTATTCTTGTTTGTGACAAATAGTTAGGATTAAGTTTATTTTTACTTAGTTCACTTGAATAAAAACTACTTAATGCAGGTAAAAATATAGCATAATCCCGTTGTTTTGTAGTTAAATCGTCTTGGGGAATCATATTATACAAACTTATTTTGTTTGTGCAGGCAAAATATATTCGTACAATCCAAGGCCAGAATCTACTGTGATTAACATAACACCATTGTCACTGATCTTTATTGTTTTATCGCCAGACAAATTTAAAACACTAAGAATAATTCCAACAGGATAGCTCATAGTTTTAGTCAATGTACCTACTGTGTCATAATTAAAAATAAAATTACCTGCATGAGTGCTGTGATCACCAAAGTAAACTTTAATATCTTTTTTCTCTTGTTTAATGGTAAAACTAGTTTCTTCGCTATTTGCACTAGCTTGAAATTTTAGTCTTTGAATTGCTTGGACACTTGGTTCAAATTCTACATGCCATTGTGCGCCTTTAAATTTTGGAGTTTTTAGTTTTTCCTCAATTGTGGCCTGGTTCATTAATCGATATTCATTTTTAAAATCTCCTACTGCATTTGTAAAATTAATGCTGGAGGGGATTTTTGTACCATTATCATCTTTAGTAATTACAGTAATATTAGCATCCTCTCTATATTCAGGGATATTAAGAACTGTATTAAGTTTATTTAGATTCGGCATACCGAATATACCGATAAAATCTGGTAACACATTATGGAATCTAGCTTTAATAACCACAGAATTGTCAATACTAATGGTATGTAGTTGTGTTTCTTTTTCTGTTCCAACAATTTTTACAGTATCAATAACACCTAATGTATAGGTATTACGAACTATATCTTGTAAATAGTCTTTCATATTAATCTCCTAACAAAGTATTGTATATTATATATTTAGAAAAATCAAGAAGATTTGGCAATTATTTCGCCTAAAACTGGTTGCAATTTAATAGTATTTAAAGTACCAGGTTTGGTATAAATTATAAAATCAGCTTCTGAACTACGATGAGTTAAAGTTCCAGACTTATTAAATATTTTAAAAAAGTCACCTACAGTTTGATATGGTTTCAAATAACTTTCTACTTCTTTTAATTCTGACAATGTGTCGCCATTTACAAAGTTAAATATTAAAGTACCGCCTGGGCGTAACAAATTATATATAATGTTTAATAGTTGTGTAAATTCTTTATTATTTAAATAATTAATTATATTCCAACAAACTATACATGAAAATTGCTTATGTGGTAAAGTAATATAACCTGATGTTAAACCATTACTTAACAGATATGGCCGTAATCTTTTCTGATATACTGGATTAAACCGTTCTAATATGTTTTGTAATCCCTTTTCATTATAAGATGCAATATAAAGTGGATCTGCTGCAATCATAGAATGTACTAATTTGTACGCATCCCCTATAAACAAACTGGGATATCTACAATCAGTGCTTCGTGTAATAAATGGAGTTACTTCTTCTAGTAATGTATCACTTAAAACTTTTTCAGTATCATTTTGTTGCAAACAACTAGACAATGAATGTATTTGTAATTGTTCTTTAAGACGATTAGTTTCATTTTCTAAAAAACTTAACTCTCCCAATATTTTTTGATTGGCTTTTACCAGTAAATCAAGTTCTGAAGAAAGAGTTTTTAGCTGGTTATTAAAATCTACTTGAATACTTTTTAGTTGATCATGAAAGTCCTGTTGTATTTGTAGGGTCTTATCTAAATAATATTGTAGTTCACTTAGTTGCATTTATTCAAAACTAAACAAATCAAGAAAACTGCTTTTAATATCAGTACTAGCAATAATATTCCAATTAAGCACGCCTAATAGATTTTCTACTTTTTGATCTACAATAGTGCCTTCCATTTCACTGTCATCAAATGGTAGGTCTTTAAACCAATTAGGGATATGATTTTCATCAATAGGATATGCTACACTTGTATAGCCTAAAGGATTATTTTTAAGTTTACATACAATGATTTTCATACCATCTACTATACTCATTGAGTAATTGTCACTGTTAAGTCTTCGTAAGTTATTCCAATTCATTGCTGCACGAACATGTCCTGGCATATTAGCCTTACCTAATTTTTGTTCTTGTTCAACATAATTAGTAAGGTTATTTACTCGTTTAGGGGTGCCTTTTTCCCAAGGTGGTCTGTTTCTAAAGTCTAATTTAAACTCTTTAATACGGCCAATAATATAATCTTTGGTTTGTCCTGTAAGTACATCTAATAGAATACTACTTAAGAAGTCTTGCACAACTTTTGGGGTATCACTTCTTTTTAGATCAAGGCCCATAGCTTTAAGGTCGCCGGGTTTGCCGTTAGTATCTTTGCGTTTACCTTCTTTATCATAAATTAAAACAGCATACCTTTTCTTTTTAATAAAGATACCTTTACTGGCAACTAATTCTCTACCGCCTTTAATGATAGTGCCTAAGTCTCTAGTGCAGTGAAATGCTCTTTCCATAAATGATGGAAAGCTTTCATTAACTTGATCTGCTATTTTGTCATAAAGTTGGATGCAAGTATCTTTATTCCACTCCATAGTTCCGGATTCAACTTCTGCTTTAATAATTGGCCATGCACTAAAATACACGCTATCTGTGTCACCGTAGATGATACTTTCGCCTGTATGGTCATATTTTCCTGTTATGCATTCATTTACAAATGCATCCATATGTTGAGCAATAGCTCTACCAGTTAAAGTTGTACTTTGGCCAATTCTATGATCGAAAAATCTACAGCCTGGATTTAAAATCGCACCATAAAGGCTGTTTAGATTAATCTTTTTAACTAATTGTCGTTTATCCCAATAAACTTTATCTTCATCGGTTTCTGATTCTTTCAACTTCTTTTGCATTTCTTTTCGTTCTGCGTACCATTTTTCCAACAATCCTGGCACAATGCCTTTTTGTTGAATGTTAAAAATAGTACCATTAGCACTAAGGGCCCAGGGTTTATCGCTTTGAAAAATTAATCGCCAAACATCTGCAGCAGAAAGTACATCACTATTTCCATCTTCCCAATCTATAGTAATTTCTGTGCCCTGATCTCCGTTCATTACTGCAGTGTATTCTAGACTACCAAATAAGCCTTCCCAAGCTTCTGCAAAGCTTGAGCCTGATTCCATTTTTGTTTTAATATAATGGTCTGTCATTATGGGTCTTAATTGACCCACAATAGTTTCAGGCCCCATGTTTAGTGCTCTGATTGTGGATGGATATAGACTGTTGATGTCGATTGCACCGATGCTTTCATGCATTCCTGTTTTGGGATAAGCAACATAGGCACCTGCCGCTTGGGTTTCTCCTCCGTCTTCTTCCCTACTTTTCCGATTAGGAACGACCAATCCTTGACTGTGTGCTTCATTTATAATAGCCTGTTCTGTAGTTGCGACTGCGCCCATTGTGGTAGGTAACAGTACTGTGTTGTCATGTGCAATAGTATTAGCAAGGTCAATAAATCTCAATTTTGTATCAAGTTTTGCTAATAGTCTTGTATCCTGACGATTGTATTCAATAAATGTGTCGAAGTCTTTGTTATAAAGTTGATCTAATGTTCCTTCATATGGTGTTTTCCTTTCCGAAAGTTCATATTCCCCGATTGCATCCAAACTATAACTATGCCGTTCTTCATATGTATATTTTCTATATAACTGCATATAGTCAATATGTACACGACCTACCAAATCAAATGTGGTTTGTTCTGTGCCGTATCTTTCAAATATTCTTCCTTTAGGATGTTGCCCCCAAAGACAGAATCTTCTAGTATCGTCTGCACTAAGCACACGAGTTATTCTTTTTACCAAATAGGGAATATCAAAGCCTTCACTATTCCAGCCACTAAGAATATCTGCATCATCTATAATGTTGAGAAAAGTATCTAACAAGGTTGCTTCATCTTCGAAGATAAAGCAATCAGAGTGTTTAGCTGCAATTTCATTTGCAGTTTCTAGACTCATACCTTTAGGGGGAATAACCAGTGTAACTAGTTTATCTAACCAATCAAGGTAGATACTAATTGCAGTAACCATGTTAAATGGATCATCAGGTTTACTAAACCCTTTTACAGGATCAAAGTCAACCTCAATATCAAAAAAAGCAGTTTGTAGTTTTGGTGCTTCTTGACCTAGATAATGTTCTTCTAAGCAACGGAATACAGGTTTAATATCACTTTCCCATAGCCGTTTATTGCTTTGTATTTTCAGTTCTTTATGAAATTCTCTATGATTTTTAGTTGTGAACCTACTTACGCTAGTGCCGTAAATAGTTTTAAATTTACCTTTAGGGTCATCGTAGTAAAAAACAAGATTTACTGGATATTCCTGGTAAATTCGTTGACCGTTTACACGCTCAACAACATGTATACGGTCACTATGTTTATCTAAAATAGCATCAACATACATTAAAGAGTACGCCCAACTGTTTCTAGAATAGAATTCAGTTCTTCGTTTTCTTTATTTGTTTCCCCTAGTTTGCTTTTAAGTGCAATACGCACTGCTTTTTTTAATACACTAGGTTTAATTTCAAGTTCTTCTGCGATTGCTTTAATTGTATCACTCAAACCTGCATTTAAGTCTTCTACTTCTTGCATAACACTTACGCCCTCATTAATAAGTTGAGTAAGTTTA